GCTACTGGTCCTCAAGGAGTTGCTGGAATAGCAGGATTCCAAGGCAGACAAGGATTCCAAGGAGCAAATTTAATAATTCCTGCCAATAATCTTAGTACATTAGGAGTAAATGCTGCACTTGGCGGAACTGGAGAAATACGAGCATCTGGAAATATCATAGCAGCATACTCAGATCAAAGATTAAAGAAAAATATAAACAAAATTGAAAATTGTTTAGAAAAAGTATTAAGTATAAGTGGAATTTATTTTACTCAAAATAAGTTAGCAGAAAAGTTTGGATATAACGATTATAGTAAAAAAATAGGATTGATAGCACAGCAAATAAAACCTTTTGCTCCTGAAATAGTTAAACCTGCTCCTTTTGATACGGATTCCGATGGAAATAGCATTTCTGGGGAAAATTACATAACAGTACAATATGAAAAATTAATTCCAATAATAGTAGAAGCTATAAAAGAACAACAAAAGCAAATTAAAGAACTTTTAACATTAAGAAACTAATCAGATGGCAGAACAATCTAAACTAATAATAAAAAATGGATTAGTTGTTGGAAATACTTCAGTTATTTCCAACAATTCTGTTTGGATTGCTTCTACAACGAACATAAAAGGTCCGCAAGGACCACAAGGATTTCAAGGCGTTCAAGGATTCCAAGGACCACAAGGAGCACAAGGACCACAAGGGTCTCAAGGAATTGCGGGAGTTACAGGACCACAAGGCATACAAGGGGTTGTTGGTAGACAAGGGTTCCAAGGTCCACAAGGATTTCAAGGAGCGCAAGGACCACAGGGAGCACAAGGTGCTGTCGGTGCTACTGGACCCCAAGGAGTTCAAGGTGCTGCAAGTTCTATTGCAGGGTTCCAAGGTCCACAAGGGTTTCAAGGCGCTCAAGGTCCACAAGGTGCACAAGGAGCAGTTGGTATTACTGGACCACAAGGAGTTCAAGGAGCAATCGGCGTAACAGGAGTCCAAGGAGTCCAAGGTCCACAGGGACCACAAGGTGCACAAGGTGCAGTTGGTGCTACTGGAAACGCTGGAATTCAAGGAGCAGTTGGCATATCTGGATTCCAAGGTAGACAAGGAGTCCAAGGAGCGCAAGGACCACAGGGAGCACAAGGTGCTGTCGGTGCTACTGGACCCCAAGGAGTTCAAGGCGCTGCAAGTTCTATTGCAGGATTTCAAGGCAGACAAGGGTTTCAAGGCGCACAAGGTCCACAGGGCGCACAAGGAGCAGTTGGTATTACTGGTCCTCAAGGAGTTCAAGGAGCAATCGGCGTAACAGGAGTCCAAGGAGTCCAAGGTCCACAGGGACCACAAGGTGCACAAGGTGCAGTTGGCGTTACTGGACCACAAGGAGTTCAAGGTGCTGCAAGTTCTATTGCAGGATTTCAAGGCAGACAAGGGTTTCAAGGCGCACAAGGTCCACAGGGCGCACAAGGAGCAGTTGGCGTTACTGGACCACAAGGAGTTCAAGGCGCTGCAAGTTCTATTGCAGGATTTCAAGGCAGACAAGGAGTCCAAGGTCCACGAGGTCCACAGGGCGCACAAGGAGCAGTTGGCGTTACTGGACCACAAGGAGTTCAAGGTGCTGCAAGTTCTATTGCAGGATTTCAAGGCAGACAAGGAGTCCAAGGTCCACAGGGACCACAAGGTGCACAAGGTGCAGTTGGCGTTACTGGACCACAAGGAGTTCAAGGAGCAGTTGGAATAGCAGGATTCCAAGGTAGACAAGGAGTCCAAGGTCCACAAGGTCCGCAGGGCGTTCAAGGGATATCTAATGTTTTGCAAACATCAGTAACTGCGTTAGGAGTTGGAACCCCAGCAGGACCAACAGGAGAAATAAGAGCAACCGGAAACATAACTTCGTATTATTCTGACATAAGGTTAAAAGATAATATAGAATCTATAAAAAATGCTAGTGAAAAATTATATCAATTAAATGGAATTTTTTATAAACAAAATAAGTTTGCAGAAACCTTTGGATATAAAGATTATAGCAAACAAATAGGAGTTATAGCACAAGAAGTTCAAAAAATTATACCAGAAGCTGTTGCATTAGCACCATTTGATATTGATGAAAATCACAATAGCATCACAGGTTTAAATTTATTAACGGTTAATTATGAAAAATTAATTCCATTAATAATAGAAACTATAAAAGAACAACAAAAAGAAATAGATTTATTAATAAAAGAAATAAAATATGGCAGCTAATAATAATTTCGTTGTAAAAAATGGCATATCTATAAATCTAAATGAAATAATTTCATCAGAAGGCATTTGGACTGGTCCCGCTTCAAGCTATTCCGGATCACAAGGACCACAAGGAGCACAAGGACCACAAGGCGCTCAGGGTGCTGTGGGTGCTGCTGGTCCACAAGGAGTTCAAGGAGTAGAAGGATTCCAAGGTCCACAAGGATTTCAAGGCGCTCAAGGTCCACAAGGTCCACAGGGAGCACAAGGCGCAGTTGGTGCTGCTGGACCACAAGGAGTTCAAGGAGTAGCAGGATTCCAAGGTCCACAAGGATTTCAAGGCGCTCAAGGTCCACAAGGTCCACAGGGAGCACAAGGCGCAGTTGGTGCTACTGGACCACAAGGCATACAAGGGGTGGCAGGGTTCCAAGGTCCACAAGGATTTCAAGGCGCTCAAGGCGCTCAGGGTGCTGTCGGTGCTACTGGTCCTCAAGGAGTTCAAGGCGCTGCAAGTTCTATTGCAGGATTCCAAGGTCCACAAGGATTTCAAGGCGCTCAAGGTCCACAAGGTCCACAGGGAGCACAAGGCGCAGTTGGTGCTACTGGACCACAAGGCATACAAGGGGTGGCAGGGTTCCAAGGTCCACAAGGATTTCAAGGAGCGCAAGGTCCACAAGGTCCACAGGGAGCACAAGGGGCGGTTGGCGTTACCGGACCACAAGGAGTTCAAGGGGTGGCAGGGTTCCAAGGTCCACAAGGATTTCAAGGCGCTCAGGGTGCTGTGGGTGCTGTCGGTGCTACTGGACCCCAAGGAGTACAAGGTGCTGCAAGTTCGATTGCGGGGTTCCAAGGTCCACAAGGATTTCAAGGAGCGCAAGGTCCACAAGGTCCACAAGGCGCTCAAGGGGCAGTTGGTGCTATTGGACCACAAGGAGTACAAGGAGTAGCAGGATTTCAAGGGGTAGCAGGATTTCAAGGCGCTCAAGGTCCACAAGGCGCTCAAGGCGCTCAAGGCGCAGTTGGTGCTACTGGTCCTCAAGGAGTTGCTGGAATAGCAGGATTTCAAGGGGTAGCAGGATTCCAAGGCGCTCAAGGTCCACAGGGAGCACAGGGGGCAGTTGGTGCTACTGGACCGCAAGGAGTTCAAGGAGCGGCTAGTTCAATTGCAGGATTTCAAGGCAGACAAGGAGTTCAAGGTCCACAGGGTCCACAGGGAGCACAGGGGGCAGTTGGTGCTACTGGTCCTCAAGGAGTACAAGGAGCGGCTAGCAATGTGGTAACTGAAGTTACAGCACTAGGAGTTAATACTATAGCAGGAACAACAGGAGAAATAAGAGCAACTGGACAAATTACTGCATATTATTCTGATAAAAGATTAAAACAAGTTTTAGGAAATGTTGACAATTGTTTAGAAAAGATAAGTAAAATACATGGTGTATATTACGAACAAAACGAATTAGCTAATTCATTTGGATATAAAGACTCTTCAAGACAAATAGGATTTATAGCACAAGAAATACAAGAAGTGCTACCAGAAGCAGTAAAAATTGCCCCTTTTGATTCTAATAAATATGGACATAGTATTTCTGGAGAAAAATATTTAACCGTACTATACTCAAAAATAGTACCGTTATTAATAGAAGCATTAAAAGAACAGAAAATACAGATAGATGAACTAAAAACAAAAAATTGAGGAATATTATGAAAGGTGAATGGTGTTATTTTAAATCATATTTTGATAAAGATACTTGCGAAAAAATAATCAGAGATGTTCAATCCATTCCATCACAAGATGCTCTTGTTGGTAATATCGATGCTTTCGCTGATTATAAAAATAGAAGAAGTAAAATAAAATTTATTCATAGTTCAAATTGGAGATTTGCGTATATATTTGATGCATTATGGAAAGCAGCAATAAGTGCAAATAATGATTTTTTTGACATACACATTACTAGATTAAATTTCATTCAATTCGCAGAATATAGTCACGAAGACCAAGGAGAATATAAAAACCATCACGACGTTTTTTGGTTAAACAATGATCCCGTTTATCATAGAAAACTTTCTTGTGTAATCCAACTATCAGACTCTACTGAATATGAAGGTGGAGATTTTGAGTTAGTAGATGTATCAACATATCCTGATGCTTCTGAGATTAGGCAACAAGGATCGACTATATTTTTTCCTTCATTTTTTACACATAGAGCAAATCCAGTAATAAGAGGAACTAGATATAGTATTGCTGCATGGTTTGAAGGTCCGAAATGGAGATAATATGCACCCAACCATACATTATAATGAACCGTTTGATTATTACATTATAGATGATTTTTTAGAACCATCTATCGCAAAAAAGATATCAGAAGAATTTATCCCATTTGAATCCACACATTGGTTCGATTATAATAATCCATTAGAAATAAAAAAAACTTTAAACAATTGGTATCATTTTCCAGAAACCACTTATAAGTTTTTTTCTTATCTAAATTCAAAAGAATTCGTAGAAATAATTCAAAATATAACAAAAACAAATAATCTATATACTGATATCGGATTACATGGTGCTGGCTGGCACATTCATGGTAACGGTGGGAAATTGAATGTACATCTAGATTATTCAATTCACCCAAAATTAAAATTACAAAGAAAATATAATTTTATAATATATCTATCACAGGAATGGGATCCAAAATGGGGAGGCAATTTAGAATTTTGGTCACACGATTTTCTAAACAAAAAACCAAAAGAAAAAATTGCCCAAGTGGATTGTATATTCAATAGAGCAGTAATTTTTGACACTACCAAAAATTCTTGGCATGGGTTTAACGATCCCATAACTTGCCCAAATAATACATATAGAAAAAGTATTGCTTGTTATTACCTAACTGACCCAGAAGAAATCACAGAGGAACGATACAGAGCATTATATTCAGCATCAAAATCTCAAGAGAATGATAGAAACATTGAACAATTGATTAAAAATAGAAGTAAATTATGAATAAAAAATGTAAAATTGTTATGATTACCATGTTTAAGAATGAAGCAAGATCCATAGAAAGAATGCTAAATTCTTGTTTACCTTTTGTAGATTACTATGTTCTTCAGAACAACGGATCGACAGACGGTTCCGATCAAATAGTAAAAGATTTCTTGATTAATAACGAGTTATCCGGAACTTTATATGATGTAGAAGAAGGTTGGGTTGGATTTGGATGGAATAGAGATCATTTAATTCAAACATGTCAAGATATTGATCATGGATGTGATTGGATTTTAAAGATGGATTGCGACGAAGTTTTGGAGATTGATGAAGATTTTGACTGGGATTTAATATCAGATACTTCTATCCAAGCGTTCCACATTCCAGCGGTAAGTGGGAGTTGTGTATATTACAGAGCATGGATGTGGAATGCAAAACTTCCTTGGAGATTTAATCATGATACTTGTCATGAAACAATTTACTGCGAAATTCCAGAAATTGATAAAAATTTTATATGTAAGGATTTACCTAAATCATTTAGACAAGTTGGATATAATGAAGGGCAAAGTTGGTCGGTTCCAACAAAATTTATAACAGATTCTCTAATATTAGAAGAAAAAATGATTAGAGAAAACACTATTCATAGTGATATATATCATTTTTGGTATATTGGAAAAAGTTATGCTGACGCATACCCTTCAACCGCATTTCCTCTTGGAAACAATCAACAAAAAGAGTATGCTAGAAGGTGCATCTATTATTTTACAGAATATTTAAATTTGATGCACGATTTTGATAAGACCAAAAAAGCAAAGTTTGTAGACGAAACTTCTTACATGTCACTAATTTTAATGGCAGAGGCATATATATTCTTAAATAAAGAAGACAACGCAATAGAGTGTTATATTCTTGCAGAATCTTTTGCTCCAAAAAGAAATGATCATCTTTTTGGATTAGCAAGAATTTATAAACGTTTGAAGCAATATGAAGAAATGTTACAAATCACTTCTGTAATGATTAACCCAGAAAGAAAAAACCCTTTCCCAGAATATTGTAATTTTATAGATTCTTCTTTATATATCAATGAAGAAAATAATGTCGTAGAAGAACTTCATAATTTTGCATTATCACATAATACAAAAGAACAACATATTCCATTACCATTTTATATAAATTTAAATAAAGATAAAAATTTATTTGTAGTTGATAATTTTTATACCAATCCAGATGATGTCAGAGATTTTGCATTAAATTTTGTTGAATATAAAGAAGATTTAAATTGGTATAAAGGGTTAAGATCTACAGTAACATATAGACCAGATGGTATAAAAGAAGCATTTGAAGAAATAATAGGAAAAAAGATTTATAATTTCGAAGAACACGGATTTAATGGAGTTTTTCAGATAACAAGCGCAAAAGATCCCCAAGTATATCATTATGATGCACAAAAATGGGCAGCAATGATATATTTAACCCCAAATTCTCCGCTAGAAAGCGGAACAAGAACCCATAGATCCAAATTAAACGGAACAAAACACGCATCAGAACCAAACGTTGATTTTGCATTTAATGGCAATTTCTATGACAGCACTAAATTTGAAATTATTGATAATGTGGGGAATATATACAATAGATTAGTAATAATGGATGCTCAAAATATCCATTCTGCTGGTCCATATTTTGGCTCTGCTATTCATGATAGTAGATTAACTCATTTATTTTTCTTCGATTAATTATGAAATTTAGCATTATAACCCCAGAACATAATAAAAATAATCCGTATTTGATGGAATTGTTCGAATCCATAGAAAACCAAACTTATGAAAATTGGGAATGGGTAATATTATTAAATAATGGTTGCGAATTCGAAGACCTTCCAGAACAAATTTTATACCATGATAAAGTAAATGTATACAAACTAGAAGAAACCAATTCAAATATTGGATTTATAAAAAATAAAGCATTTCATCTTGGGTCCGGAGATGTTTTAGTAGAAGTTGATCATGATGATATATTAATAGAAAATTGTTTAGAAAAATTATACGAAGTATATCAAGATGAAAACATGGGATTCGTATATAGCGATAATGCCGTCTTACATATGACCGATGAATTTTCCCCATATGACGCAAATCAAGGGTGGGAATATTCTATTTATAATTGGAAAGGTCGAGATTTAATTTCTATGAAAAGTTTCGAACCATCTTCTCAAAGTTTAGGTTATATTTGGTATGCTCCAGATCATGTCAGATCTTGGAGGTCTAATGTCTATAAAGAAATTGGAGGACACAATCCAGAATTATCAGTATGCGATGATCATGAATTATGTATTAGAACATATCTACACACTAAAATGAAAAGAATTCCGGAAGTTCTTTATATCTATAGAATTACCGGGGAAAATACTTGGTTGGAAAGAAATCAAGAAATACAACAAAAAACAATAGAATTATTCAATAATTATATTCAACTTTTAGCAGAAAAAGATTGCGAAGAAAAAGGATTATTGAAAATTGATTTGGGAGGGGGTTTAAATCCGTATAAAGATTATAAAACCGTTGATATCACAGAATCTGCGGATTTTCAATACGATTTAAATGAAGGGATACCGTTACCAGATAATAGCGTAGGAGTTATCAATGCCAGTCATATATTAGAACATTTAAAAGATCCTATCAAATCTATGAGCGAAATTCATAGGGTGTTATGTCATGGTGGATGGGCTTTTATAGAAATTCCAAGCACGGATGGAAGAGGAGCATTCCAAGACCCCACACATGTAAGTTTCTGGAACGAAAATAGTTTTTTATATTATACCGATAAATATCTTGCTAATTTTATAAATAATAAATATATAAGATTTCAAGAATATTATAAACAAACATATTTTCCAAATGAATGGTTACAACAAATAAATGTTTGTGTTACTTCCGCATATTTAACAGTTATTAAAGACGATTCTATCCGATACCCCGGATTTTTAAAAATATAAATACTAATATAAACAACTTATAGGTATCAATATGCCAAAATACAATCAATCAAACGTTTCAGGAGAATTGTGGAGAAGATCTCCTCAAATAATTTGTTATAATAATTATAATCAAAATCCAGTAATACTTTTTGATGAAGAAGATATAATAGTATTGAATAATGGAGAATTTGCATCCAATAGAATCCAGTCAAAATTACATCAAGAATTTAATTCTGATAACGCTAATACTGCATTTGAGTTGAGAAACCCGGAAACAGAAGAATATATAGGAACATTTGCAACATACAAAGATTTATACGTATTAATGTATTCTTTATATTTTCATTTGGCAAAGGAGAGAGACAAAGGACCACAACCATATCCAAGTTGGATATGGAACGACCAAACTAATTCGTGGGATGCTCCTATCCCAAAACCGGAAGATGGACAAGAATATTATTGGGATGAAAGTTCTCAAGAATGGGTTATCGTTGCATAAGGAGAACTCATCATGACAATGGTAGCGAGTGGATATATTGAATTAGGTCCAAACGCAGCAGCAGCTACACCAAACACCTCAATTGGAACAGAGTTAAAAAGAACTGCATATGCGTCAACAAACTTAACAGAAACAGATTGTAGATATTTAGGTGGAATCAACACAGGACAAATAGGGTTTTCTAATTTTTATTCAAAATATGTGATACAAGGACAAACTTTTGCAACTAGCACCAGTGGAAATTGGACAGTGCCAACAGGAGTTTATTATGTCAGCATATTATGTATTGGCGCTGGCGGCGGAGGTGCAGCGCTTTCTGGAAGCACCACTTATTCTGGAGGCGGAGGTGCATTATCATATACAAATAACATACCAGTAACACCAGGAGAAGTTTTATCATATGTTGCAGCACCTATAACCGCAAGACAAGCGCAAGGAGGAACGTCTTCTGTTTCTAGGGGGGCAACTGTTCTTGTAAGTGCTGCTGGAGGAAGCCAATATGCAACAGGAGGTCAAGCTTCTGCTGGAGTTGGATCTGTTAAATATTCTGGAGGAAATGGGAATTCTTATACAGGTATAGGATCTGCTGGCGGTGGAGGTGCAGCCGGATATTCTGGAGTTGGAGGAACCGGAGGAAACCCATCCACACAAGCGGGAACTGCTGGATCTGGAGGAGGTGGCGGAGGTGGCGGAGGGTCGTCTTCATTCAGTACTGGTGGAGGCGGAGGAGGAGTAGGGAATATCGGAGAAGGACCAAGTGGTGCTGCTAGTGGGACAAACGGAGGAGCAGGAAAGGGCGGTTCCTATGGAACAGATGGAGTTGGTGGATTTCTTTTAGGTGGTGCTGGTGGAGGATATGGTGGAGGCGGTGGAAGTGATACAACAGGAACCGGTGGTGCTGGTCTGGTAAGGTTTATGTGGGGAGTAAACAGATATTACCCATCAACAAATACTGGAGTATTATAAATATTAATTAAAAAGAAGAATCTCCAAAATATTTACTACAACCTTTTATAAACAATTCTGCTGGTTTAATAGAACTATTAGAATCAGACCCCCCTAATAAATTAATAGAATAACTTCTAAATTTCCTCCCTATCCTCGTTTTATAAATAATAGTATAATTAACCGAGGATAGGGAATCGGAATGTCAACTAAAAATTTTATCACTAAGCATGGTATAGATGTCAATTATAAGGTGTGTATCGATGATTAAATACTCATATAAAATAACAAAATTTAACATAAATCCAGATTCTAAACAACTAACTTCTGTTGAGTGGTGGTATGTCGGTAAAGAAAACGATTGTAAATATGAAATTTATAACGTAACGCAATTAGACGTCAAAGGGAAAAAGTTTATTCCCCTAGAAAATTTACAAGAAAAAGAAGTAATTAAATTCATTGAAAGTTCTTTAGACAAAGAATATATTAAATCAATGAAAGAAGTTATTACAATGGAAATCGATAAACAAAAAACTCCAGAAACAGTATCAATAACACCACCTTGGATAGAAAATGTCTAACGTATCAACAAGAGACGAATTAAAAGATTATTGTTTAAGAAGACTTGGCTTTCCAGTAATTGAGATAAATGTATCTGAAGAGCAAATTGAGGATCGTTTGTCTGATTGTATGCAGTTTTACATTGATTATCATTATGATGCAACTTCTAAAGCATATTATAAACACACAATAACTCAAGAAGATATTGAAAATAGATATATAACGGTTCCAGATTCATTAATTGGGGTTACTAGAATATTACCGCTGAACAATTTGCTGAGTAAGTCGTATATGTGGGATATTCGGTATCAACTAATCCTCAACAACCTTTGGGATTTAACCTCTACTTCTATGGTTCCGTATACTATAGCAATGCAACATATTCGCGGATTAGAAATGTTGTTTAACGGCGAAATTCCCATAAGGTTTCAAAGACATCAAAATAAAGTTAAGATTGATATGGGTTGGGGTACTGAACAATGTCCAGAAGGAACCGTTATTGTTATTGAAGGATACCAAATAATAGACCCAGAAGAATACTCCGACGTGTTTAACGACCGTTGGATTAAAAGGTATTCTACAGCATTGATAAAACGTCAGTGGGGAGAAAATATGAAGAAATTCGGGCAAATTTCTCTACCGGGTGGCGTTACTTTAAATGGGGATAGAATATATCAAGAAGCAGTTGATGAAATTTCAACACTAGAAAACGAAATGTTGGTTAAATATTCAGAACCGCCAGAATTCATGATTGGGTAGAAAATAATGCCAACAAACCCATATTTCGATTTCTATAAGAATAGACCAGAACAAAACCTCGTAGAAGATTTAATTCACGAGGCAGTTAAGATGTTCGGGTTTGATTGTTATTACATACCCAGAAATGAAGCTGCTGTATCTGATCTACTTTATGGCGATGACCCGTTAAAGAAATTTGATGCTGCATACCCTATGGAAGTGTATTTAACAAATTCTGTAGATCCCGGCATGAACAACGATTTCTTTTCTAAATTCGGGCTAGAAATTAAAAATACAATTAGAATTCAAGTGCCTAGAAGAGCATTTGCTAAAAGAGTACCTCAAGATACCCACACCAGACCAAAGGAAGGGGATTTAGTGTATATTCCATTTTTGTCTGGTACTGGCGAATTATATGAAATTAAATATACCAACGACGCCACAGACTATTTCACTTTGGGTAGAAAACAGCCATATTATTGGGAACTTGAACTAGAATTATTCAAATATTCTCATGAAGATATGAATACGGGGGTAGAAGAGATAGACGTTGTTGAACAAGTTAATTCTTTTGCTATTGATTATATATTGGATACTGGTACTGGCAACTTTAAAGTCAACGAATTAGCATATCAAGGTCCGGTAGGTTCACCAACAAGTTTCGCCACAGTACAAAATTGGAACGCTCCAACAAAAACTTTAAAAGTTACCAATATGTCTGGTATATTTGATTCTGATTTAAACGTTATTGGTTCTGAATCCGGAGCAAATTACTCTATACAGAATTTTGATGAATTGGATAACCCTCAAATTAGAGACGGTTGGGATAATAAGGTTATTGAAGATATTAGCGATACAGTAATAGATACTTCGGAAAGTAACCCATTTGGAATATTATAATGACCGCAATAAACCATTATCATAAATGTGTCCGCAAAATCACTTCTGCGTTTGCTTCAATATTTAATAATATAGTATTAATTAGGGACAATAACCAAAGAATCGTTGTTCCTATAGAATATGGAGATAAAGAAAAATTTGTTAAGAGGTTGCAAGGCGATCCAGAATTGGATAAAAAAGTCCAAGTCCTTTTACCTAGAATGTCTTATGAGATGGTTGGGTTTAATTATGATAAGGATAGAAAATTAAATACAAACAATAAAAATTTCTCTTCAAATCCGGATAATGCAGATAAAGCGTTTATGCAATATAATCCGGTTCCTTACGATTTCAATTTTGGATTGACAATATATACCAGAAATGTTGAAGATGGAAATCAAATTATAGAACAAATCCTTCCATACTTTACCCCAGATTATTCTTTAAGAGTTACTTTAGTACCAGAAATGGGTATAACTAAAGTAATACCTATTGTTTTAAACGACGTTAGATTAATTATAGAATCTGATGGGATGTTTAATACAGAAGTAAGAACAGTAATTTGGACTTTGAGTTTTACAGCTAAAGGGTTTATATTTGGGGCAGTTAAAGATGTTCCTATCATCAAAGAAGTAAACGAAAATTTCTTATTTGGTATTGGTGGTTCTTTCGATTCTGGAATCGGTACTTCTTGTAATCCAAATGGATCAAAATCTTTTAATGTGGACCCCGACGGATATGGCGACTATATAAATGGAGAATGGGTTTATCAGGGACAAAAATACGATTTGGCGTATGCTACTGGTAAGGTTGGGGATTGGAATGCAAATTCTAATACTGTTTATATTACCGATATTATGGGCAATTTCAAACTTAATCAACCAATAGTAGGAACAGATTCTCTTTCTATTCACGTACCAATTTCTGCCACATCAAACGATATGATAGCGTTCACAAAAACAATTACGGTATCCCCGAATACAGCAAACGCTAATTCTTACTGGCAACCAGAACTATCTATTACAGAATACGTTACATAAACATTATTATGAGCAAATTTGATGAAAAAATGGAAAACTTTTTTGAAGTTGCTCCATCTGAACCCAACAACCTTCCAGAGAAAATTTCTTCTTCAGAACCAATACCCCATGAAACTCTAGACGTAGATTTAAAGAAAGACTACGAAACAGCCAGGGAAAATTTTCACGAATTGATTGAGGTTGGTAAAGACGCAGTACAAGATATATTAACTATCGCAAGGGAAAGCGAAAAAGGAAGGGATTTTGAAGTTGCTGCAAATTTGCTTAAAAACGTATTGGACGCAAACCAACAATTATTAGATATACATAAAAAAGTAAGAGATATTTCTAATTACAAAAATCAAAAAGAAGAAAAAACCACAATCAATAATGCTTTATTTGTTGGTAGTACGACAGAATTAAGCAAAATGCTCAAAGATCTAAATTCAAAAGAAAAAATTATCGAAAATTAAATTATGATAGAGTCTTCTTATAGAGCTAATCCACAGCTCAAGCGTGAAGGAATACAAATAGAGTTTACTCAGGAGCAAGTAGAAGAATATATTAAATGCGCGTCTGATCCAATATATTTCATCCAAAATTATGTAAAAGTGGTCCATGTAGATAAAGGCGTTATTCCTTTTAATATGTGGGATTTCCAAAAAGACATGATTAAAACGTTTCACGAAAACCGTTTTAGTATTGTTAAGTGTCCTCGTCAGGTGGGAAAAACAGTTTCTTCTGTGGCGTACATTCTTTGGATGACTTTATTCAATGACGATCAAAACATAGCAATCCTAGCAAACAAAGGCGACCTAGCAAGAGAAATTCTCGATAGATACCAACTCGCATATGAAAACTTGCCTATTTGGTTACAACAGGGAGTTAGAGTTTGGAATAAAGGTTCTATTGAATTAGAAAACGGTTCGAAAGTATTGGCGTCTGCTACTTCTTCAAACGCCATACGTGGTGGCTCTTTCACATGTGTCTTTTTGGACGAATTTGCATTCGTTCCTTCTAATATAGCAGAAAATTTCTTCACATCTGTTTATCCAGTAATATCTTCTGGTAAAACAACTAAGATGATTATTGTTTCTACTCCAAACGGTATGAATTTGTTTTATAAAATGTGGACTGATGCTGTATCAAAAAGAAGTGAATATAAAACTTTTAGTATCCATTGGGGAATGGTTCCCGGAAGAGACGAAAAGTTTAAAGAACAAACAATCAAGAATACTTCGCTACGGCAATGGCAACAAGAATTTGAATGCGTTCATGGAGAAACTTTAATAGAAATTTTAGACACAAAAACAAATCAAACAATATCTATACCAATAAAAGATTTTTACGAAGATTTTGTTTGATTAAGACTTTTTTGCTTTATAAATATTATATTTTAGAAATATAGTTCATAATATGTGCGATAATTATAGAAAAATTTGGGAAAATCGTTTTGGGAAAATCCCTTTTGATGATAACGGAAGAACTTTTGAAATACACCATATAGACGGTAATAAGTCAAATAACGATATAAACAATTTATTGTGCGTTAGTATTCAAGAACATTATGAAATACACTATAAAAATGGAGATTATGGAGCTTGTGTTATGATAGCAAAACGCATGTCTTTACCTCCAAATTATATTTCTGAGATACAGAAAGGTGTTAAGAGACCGAGAATAGGTGGCGTTAAAAAGGGAACCAAACCTTGGAACAAAGGTTTAACTGGATATAAATTGAATTTAACTGAAGAAGGAAAGCAAAAACAAAATCAAGCAAAACCTAGAAAAATTTCAGAAGAAAATGTAAGGATAATTATAAAAAACTATAAAGATAGAATTTTTATAGAAGACGACAGAATAGGAAAAACGCAAAAAAATGGTAAAAAATTAACATACGAAAAAGCTTTTGCAGAATATTATTCTAAAATTTATAATGTTACTGATACTAGAATTTTGCAAATAATAAAAAATGTTTAAAGAAAATAATAGATATTTAATAAAAACCCCTTTAGGGTTTGAATCCTTTAAGGGTATACAAAATAAAAAAATTAATATATTATATACTTTTATTTTTGAAGACGGGGAATCAATAAAGTGTTCTGGAGGTCACAAATTTTTAACTGACATCGGATTTTTAGAAGCCAAAAATATAACTCTAAAAAACACGATAACAAACAAAAAAATAAAAGATATAGTAACAGAAAACGGAATTTTTGATGTATATGAACCTATATCTGTTGGAACGTATAAAACATATTTTACTAACAACGTCATTTCTCACAATTGTGATTTCCTGGGTTCAACAAACACCCTCATATCTGGCGAAAAACTTGCTACAATAGCATATAAAGAATCATTAAAAAAATATGCGGATATGATAGTTTATGAAGACCCTATAAAAGAATTTTATGATGAGGATACTGGAGAGTTATTAACTAGAGATCATTTATACGCAATGACTGTAGACGTTTCAGAAGGTAAAAATTTAGATTATTCTGCGTTTTCTGTTTTTGACGTTTCAACTATGCCTTATAAGCAAGTTGCTGTTTATAGAAATAACGCAATACCTCCAATGTTATACCCAACTGTTCTTAAAATGTGTGCTGAATATTATAATAACGCTCATGTATTAATTGAAGTAAATAATAATCCACAAATAGCAGACGTTTTAATTGAAGATTTAGAATATGAAAACGTATTAAAGGTTTCTTCTGGTAATAAGCGAGCACAAACATTATGTTTATACGGAGGTAGAAACGTTGCTATGGGATTAAAAATGAGCCCACTAGTTAAACGTATTGGTTGTTCTACTCTAAAAACCCTAGTCGAAACGGATAAATTGGTTATACAAGATTTTGAAACTATATCCGAATTAACAACATTTGTGCAAGACGGTCCTTCATATAAAGCCGAAGAAGGGGCAAACGACGATCTTGCTATGACTTTGGTCATATTTGGTTGGTTGGCAACACAAAAAATGTTTAAAGAAATAGTAGATCACGACCTCAGAAAACAACTTCAGTTAGAACATTTTAACTTTTCTGAAGAAGACCAACTACCTTTGGGCGAATTAGACAACGGATTAAAATTTGAACATTTTGTAGAAGGTAATTCCGTTTGGATAGAAACGTCTGACCCAGACCCATATAAACTTATTTTAAAGGATATGTTAGATTTTTAAAACGCTCAATTTTATAAATAATTATATCAATTTACACTATAATAGGAGATAAAAATGAGTGTTTTAAATATGTTATCCCCAGGAATTCAAGTAAACGAAGTAGATTTGACTACTATCGTTCCTGGAGTATCTACTTCTGTAGGAGCATTCGTTGGGGAATTCAATTGGGGACCAGTTAATCAACCAGTGCTCATTTCTAACGAGACGCAATTACTATCGGTTTTTGGAAAACCCACAACAGAAACTTCAGATTCTTATGTTGCTACTTCTTTCTTTTCTTGTGCAAACTTTTTGTCTTATACAAATTCTTTGTATGTAACAAGAACTATTAACGCAAATAGCGCATTAAATGCCTCAACAGACAGAACAGCAAATAAAATTTTAATTTCCAACGAAGACGCATACGAAAATAATTATTTAAATGCTAATAATGAATTCTTATACGGCGACTTTGTAGCAAAATATCCCGGAAAAATTGCCAATGGACTTCAAATTTCTTTGTGCGCAAATTCTGCTGGTTTTTCTTCTTGGTCTTATAAGAACTATTTCGATAACGCTCCAGGAACATCAACTTACGTCGCAGAAAAGACTGGAAATTACTCTGCCAATGACGAATTCCATATGATTGTTATCGACAGTTTGGGGAAAATGTCTGGTAAAGCTAATACAATCCTTGAAAAATTTGCATTTTTATCAAAAGCAAAAGATGCAGTAGATATTAACGGAAGAAGTTCTTATTTCAAAAACGTTTTGCTACAATCATCGAATTATTTGTATGTGTTAGACAACCCAGATTATGCAAATACAGCCAATACTTGGGGAAAACTTTCTTCAGACGTTGTTTCTTATGATTCTCCTGTAAACTTTAATGTTACGTTAAATGGTGGGTTAGACGGTTCTTCCCCAACTACTGCAAACGTTATTACTTCTTGGGATTTAATTAACGATAAAGACAAATATGAAATTTCTTTGGCTTTCTTGGGCGCAGCAGCACCAGATAATGACGCTACTCCAGTAATAGCGCAACACGTTCTAGACAATATTGTATTGGGCACAAGCGGAGAAACTCCAATTATTGGAAGAAAAGATTGCATGTTATTTGTATCCCCTCGACTAGGAGACGTATATAACCAATCAGGATTCGAAGTTGATAACATAGTAACAAATAATCTTTCTTTCTTAAACGTTTTGGATAGAAGTTCTTCTTATATGGTTGTAGATTCAGGTTGGAAGTACCAATTTGACCGTTATAATAATGACTTCCGTTGGGTCCCATTAAACGCTGATATAGCAGGACTTTGCGCATATACTGACACAGTAGCAGACCCTTGGTATTCTCCAGCAGGATTTAACAGAGGAAAAATCAAAAACGCAGTAAAACTTGCTTGGAATCCAAACCTAACACAAAGAGACGAATTGTATAAGAATGGAATCAATCCAGTAGTTTCTGTTACTGGCGATGGGGTTATCCTTCTTGGAGATAAAACTCTACAAAGAAAACCTTCTGCGTTCGATAGAATTAACGTTCGCAGACTATTCATTACTCTGGAAAAGTCGATTTCTAGGGCTACAAAATATAGCCTATTTGAATTTAACGACCCGTTCACCAGATCGCAATTCGTTGCTTTAATAGAACCATATTTACGTTCAGTACAAGCAAGAAGGGGTATTACCGCATTTAGAGTAGTTTGTGACGAAACCAATAATACTTCAGATATTATTGATAGAAACGCTTTTGTCGGTGACATTTATATTAAACCAGCAAGAAGCATCAACTTTATCCAATTAAACTTTGTTGCAGTAAAAACTGGTGTGGACTTTAATACAGTTGTAGGACAATTCTAACATAAATTAGAATAATAATAAAAGGG